AAGCGTTGTTTTAGCGCATCTAAGCAATTATTACCCTTCTGTCGTATGCTTACCCTAAAAACTTTAGTTCTTTTATTAGAGTAAATTTACTAGATAAGGGTTTTTAGTCATTTTCGTTGTTTTCTGGAATCTCGATTTTGTACTTTTTAACCGCATATTGAGCAGCTTTTTTACGCTTTTCGAGTTCCATTTTTTCCTCTTTTTTCTCCCATTCAAACCTCACTAAATCGGTTGGATTGAGCTTGGAATTTTTCTTTTTGTGTGGCTGTAAAATTAAACAAGCTAGCCATCTTGTCCTTTCCCATTCAAACCTCTCTGTCATTTCGAGCTGTTCATTTCGACCTCTCTGTAATAAAAAGAACTCATGAAAAGTTAAGCTCCAAAACTCTTTGGGAAGTAAGCCAAAACCATAAGCAATAGCTTCCAAGTCATCCCAATCTATTTTTTGTTTCGAGGTGTTTTCTTCACCTCTTTTTCGTTTCCCTCGTCTTTGAATTTTGCTGAAAATTGTTCTCCGAATATATCAAAACACTTTTGCAGTGCTTCAAAATCTTCATCCAAAATATCTGCAATGTCCTCAATTGTCAAGTCAAAATCCTTTCCAGCTACTCTTGCTCCGTCTTGCAATCCAGCAAGGATGAGCTGACACGCATCATCAAGAGATATGTCTTGACCTAACTTGTCAAGGTCTTGCAAACTTGTGTTTGTTTTTTTACAATAAATTCTAAGAGCGTTCATTCCGAATCTAATCGGATAATCGTTTCCGTTAAGTATTACTACTTCAAACATTTTTTCGTTGGTGTTAAAAGTTAAGTTAGTGAGGAGAGCCGAAGCCCATCCCCACCAACGAAATAAATTAAATTGAGGTTTGAGTCAATGCGTCAGTCCCTTCAATTGATATTGAATAAGTAGGAGCATCTTCCACTGCTCCAGTCATCTCTAAAGAGGTGATAAAGCCAGAGCCACTATAAGTGTAATCTCCAGAAGCTGGTGAAGCTAAACCAAAAACAAAAGTTACTGCTGTTCTTGCCATCATTTGAGTAAACAACTCATCTGGCTCAGTGTCAGCACCAACACCAGCAAAGTCCATCAAACCGTCAGCAGAAAGAGAGAAAGATTTTTGTCCTCCTATTAAATCTCTGAATCCAGCAGAATCTTTTGTTGAAACATCTATTGTGTCAACATTAATTGATAAAGACACACTTGTTGAGTGCATCAATTTTGCGTTAGAACCCCCACTAGAAGGACTAACTGTAAGGATTAAATCCGTTCCGTTAAAAATAGCCATTTTCTTATTTTTTTATTTGTTAATATTAGCTAATGTCTAAATCCGAAGGGGTGTCCTTCTTTTTAGATTTCTTTTTCGTTGTATCTATTGCATCATTAAATTTTAGAAAGTTTCTTACAACACGACCAACCTCGTAAGATTCGCCCTCTTTGTATTCAATCCCTCTGCATTCAATATCTTTTTTTATTTTTACTTTATACATATCTTATCTATTAATGTTGAATCTAAAATCCATTGCAACATAGTGGATTCCATCATCTCCAAATTTATCATCATATACATCGTTGGCATCTTCAAAGAAACACTTATCTATCTGCACTCCTTCAACTGTTTGGCTTTTGTAATCTAAAGCCGCACGAACCTCAACAGATAAATCTTGAGCTTGAGCGTAAGTAGTGCCAAAAGAGGTTATTTGCACTCTTACATAGTCGTAAGTCGAAACACCGTTCTTTGTATTGTTTGGAGTTGTATCAATTATAAAATAAGTGATTGCTGGCATAGTTTCTCCAAAAGGTATCTTTTGAGGAAATATCCTAGAACTAACATAGTTAGAAACCCCTGCGGTATTTCTTAAAATAGAACTTATTGCTTTTCCAATATCCATTAAAATCCTTTCTTTTTCCTTCTTTTTTCAATAATACTTCTCAAACTTGGAATGATTGAAAAATAAACTTGTTGTTCTGTTGAGCTTTTTGCTTTGTCAAACAAGCGCATCCCTTGAATTTTAGCAGTTCCATACTCTAAAAAATACATATAAAAACCGCTTTTATCTTTTGACTTATAAGAACCTTTAACTCTTGGTCCTACATAAACTGCTGGGAAATTAATACCTCTTGACTTACCGTTTATAATTGCAAGAGATTTTCTAAGCTGTTTAGTTTTAATGGGAACTAGTTCTTTGAGCTTTGCCAACATCGGCTTCATTGCCTTACGCATAGCTTGGCGAACTATTGTCTTTGTTCCTCTTTTTGGAGGTAAAATATCTTCTAAATCTCTTATAATCTCTTTTAGGTCGTTTTCATCGATAGCAAAACCGACTAAAGGTCTATGACCTCCAGTTCCCATCAGTTGTTTACCAGTTTGAATCGCCATTTTAATCAGTTGTTTTTTGTTCTACTCTTAAAATCAATCCTTCTTTTCTTCCTATCTCCTCGACAGAACGAATGAACCAATCTTTTGAGTTGTATTCTATGTAATGCTTTGGAGAAACTTGTATATCAGAACGATATCGGATTGTCATCTTTGCTGGAGCTGTTCCGATAAAAGTGTCAGCTTCATATCCAGATTTCCCTTTTTCAAATTCAAACCTTGCATAAACAGAAGCTAGTGTTGAATTGCTTGCAATGTTTTCACCATAAGCATCCTGCGTGAATGTAGCTTGTTTTATTACTACTAATCTATCTAGTTTCCCTATATTCATTATCCTTGCACTCTATAAGGCATCAATAAAAATTCAGCCGATTGAGGTATCTCTTTATAAGTTCTATCGCTTACTGTTTGTCTTGTTTCGTAATATGTTCCAATCATCAAAAGTATAGCTTGTTTGATAGGGGCTGGAACTAAAGAAGCACCTCCATATCCAAGAGTAAAATCAACCACCACTGCGTTTGGTTTATCGTAAGTGCTTGGAATAGTTGCATCAGGAGCGAAGTATATTCTTGCTGGTTTTATATTTCCATCTCCAAAATAGTTTGAAGCTGCTAGAGTTTGGCTTGCATTGTTTTCATCCGAGTAAGTGATTGAGTTTACCGTTAATGCTCGAAGCGTTCCTTTTAGTAGATTGAAATAATCTGGAAAAGCATCTAAATAAAGATACCAAGATTGTTCCATTATAGCCAGATTCGTGTAATTTTCAGCAGCTAAAGTAGCCACACTGATAAGCGTTTCAATATAAGTATCATCAGCAGTGAATGAACTATCTATACGCAAATGTGTTTTTGCTTCTGCAACAGATACTGGAATAAGTGTTGGAGCTTGTTTGAGCATCAACTTTCCGTAGCCTGTTGTAACCGAAATACCTAAATCTGTGTTTGTAATCATGTCTTTTGTTGGTAAAAATGGAGGAGAGCCGAAACCCTCCTCCAGTATTTAAATCAATTATGCTTCAATCAATGTAGCGAAAGCAGCATCATTTTGAACTGCATCACCATCAACTAAAGAAGTTACAATCATTCTAGTTTGACCAACTCCACCATCAGTGTAAGGGTCAACTAAAATATCAAGACCACCGAACTGAGCAATGTGAACTTTCGAGAAATCTCCGAAAAGAGCATGTTGCTTAGTACCAGCACCAGAAGCTGCAACATTACTAGAAACGAATGTGAAATATCCGTTTGAAGTTTTATCTCTTGGGTCATACAAAGCAGAAACACTAGAAACCATATCAGCAGTTTTTACAGCTGTGTAAGCATCTAAGTCCATTAAGTAAGCCATTCTAGCTCCTTCTAATTGAACACCACCATTCAAAACAGCTTTTTCACAAGCAATCAAGTTTGCAGCAGTTACAGCACCAGTTGAGCCAGCACCAGCATCAGCAAAGATAGAAGCTGGAGCGTTTATTACATCACCAGTATCTAATAAAGCGTTCTCTAATGTAGAAGCAACAGAAGCAGCCATATTTCTACGAAGTGCAGCTTCGATTCCAGCATTTTGAACTAGAGCTTCAGCAGATACATTAACAATAGAAATAAGTTTCTTTGGGCTTAAAGTAACACCAGAAGCAGTTCCGTTAGCAGCTGGAGCAGAACCACCAGCTTCTGGAACGAAACCAGAGTTGATTGCGCTAAATACAGGGAACTTCATATTGTTAACTCCTGAGTAGAAGTTAGCACCAGCAGAAGCAAGAACTAAGTTTGCTTGAAGTTGGTCAGTCCAAGCCATTACTTCAGTAGCATTTCCAGCAGCTGTTCCAACTTGCGCACGTGTTAACACGCTTGAAGGGATAGCAATACCTTTGAATGACTGTCCTGTATAACGAGCTTCGTTTCTAGCTTCTTGGTCCATCTCTTTAATAAGACCTTCCAAACGACCAGAGTAAGCAGCAGTCATAGCTTCTTGGAAAGAATACTCACGAACTTCTTTCGGAGTGTCCTCAATAGTTGGCTCTGATTTTGCTTTGTTTGCTTGTAATGCTTCAAATGAAGCAGCACG